CAAAGCAAATTAGAAAGCAGGCTAGAACAGGGGTCGGTTGAGTATTTCATAGAACCGACAGAAGAACCTTTAAAGCCTGAAAGCTCGCATAAAGTGGACAAGTACTTGTCTGCTCTTTCCACAAACCAGCCAAAATAGGAGGACTATATTATGGCAAAAGTCAGTGTAATATCATTCACTAATGGGGGAATACCTCAGGATGCTGAAGCTGATACCCCGGCTCAAATCGCCCAAACAATGGGAATGGGATTGGAAAATACCAAGATTTATGTAGATGAATCTGCGGTACCAGCTAATCACACTCTTCGTGATGGCGACTTGGTTTCCTTTCAGAAAGCTAAGGTCGAGTCTGGTAGCTGAAGCTCCGGATGAAATGTTGTGAGGGGGTTTTATACCCCCTTGCACATTCTCTATTTACCATCCCATAATTTATCAAAAACAACCGAAAGGAGAAACCTTGTTACTCTCAACAGAACAAATAAATGAAAAACAAAAGACAAAAGTAATTTACGGGACGAAAGTGACAATTGAAAAAGCATTAAATGATATTAGTTTTAAAGATTACAAACAGTATGTTCCTATTTGGCCTAAAAATAAATGGGCTAAGGACATTGCAGAACATTTTAAAACAATATCTGACGAGAAAAAGAAAAGCATTTTTGTATTATCAGCATTCATAACTGTATTTTACAAATATTTTAGATGTTTCTGGACTCCTTGGACATTTACAGGAGCTAATCTAAAGAAATCTTTTCAACATGAATTTATACAAGAATCTTACGATGAAATAGTACAAGCAATAAAAGAAACGCCTGAATTAGCCGATAGCATGCAAATAAAGACTCATTATGAAAACCTTTATGGTTATTTATTAGTAGAGGATTTTCTAAAAGGAATTGATGAAATATATTGGTTTGTTACAAGTATGCATCCAATTGTAGTTACAAGAGAAACAATGTCAAGTGGAAATTTAATGGTTGAATTTGGTGGATTAAGTGTCAGAGGTAGGCATCGAACTAAAATATGGCCTACATATATGACTGCTGGGAATTGTTATTCACGAAGACCATCAACTGGACATTATTCTCAATTAGTTCCTGAAGCACAAATGCATTTCGAAAATATTACTGATACGAAAAAGAAAGTTGAATGGATATTAAGAGGAGGAAGCATTACAATAAATGGTCGCAGCAGAACTGCAAGTATTATAGATGCTGTACATCCACATATTCAAAATGGAGAACCCTGCTTAGGTGGTTGGCACTCTAGACTTAGCAAAGATTCTGAGTATGGATATGCAAGGATATTTATGAAAGATTTAAGAGGATATCTATGTACTTGGTCAGCGGAAAGTCCATTCTGGAATATTAATCAGCAATTCAGACGGAGTTTTCAATTTCCTGTTATTCAAGGAAGGAAAAACTGTCATTGGAGTGCTGTGGATACCACATATATAAGGAGTCATTGGCCTGATATCCTTAGAAATGACTATTCTTGGAATGTAGCAAGACTATGTATGCAACAGAAACACGAAACAGGATGTTATACTGAAGCATTCTTAGCTAAATACGAAGTTTATCTTCATTCAAAAGTGGTAGATAGAACAAGAACATGTGCTATTTTGAATATTATACATGGATTAGATAAAACAGAAAAGCAATTTGAACATTGGAGATATATGGCTAAGATTGGATATGCAAGAATATATGAGCTCAAAAAACATGGATGGCAATTGAGTAATGGAGCAGGTGGTGTAATACATTTAACTGCATTCATAAATAGTATCCGTCCAACAAATATATTCACACATATGATAGATAGAGCAATGAAATGTATCCAAATTTTTATTGATAGCAATACTGAGAATGAACATTGGATGGATATAAATCCAGCACAAGTTACTGACGATATACTTGCAAAAAAGTTAGGTGCATTAAATAAAATGGAAGATATATATAACGGAATATATGATACTTACAATCAGAAAGAATTTGATGAATACGAACTGTTAAATGATAATCCGTGGGAGTCAGATGTTTATTACAACACTTTTATTTTGAAATTATTTACGGACTATAAGTCTTTGAATAAGCTTCTTAATAGCTGGGTTAAAGCAACATATGAAAAAGAAATCTCACACCTCACAAAACTAACAAAGGAGTTCTCTAATGAGCTTACAAATCACTCAGCCCATGCTGGACAAAGTGAATTATTTTCTCAGAGCATTTCCAACTAAGGAATGGTCTGGCCCAGCGTGGTATTTAGCAGCCGATATTTCCAAGCAAGGATTTCCAGAAGATTTCATATTAATGGACTTTCATCCTTTGGATTTAGGTGATACGGCAAGTACAGAATGGGATTCAGACGATTTTGCGAAAATATTAAAAACGAAATACAAAAAAGATACGAAGTTAAAGAAATGCTATATTGGATTATTGCATTCTCATCACAATATGGGTGCATTCTTTTCAGGAACAGATACTGGAACTTTAGAAGAAATGGCTCCGGAGAAAGGATTCTACCCAAGCTTGGTAGTTTCAACAAAGGCAGATAAACAATTTGCATTTTCATTCAGTTATCTTGACCAATATGGAAAGACTACCATATTTACTGATGAAGTAAAAATCGAAAAAGCTAAAGGCTGTAAAGAATGGGAAGCTATTGCGAAGAAAATCAAGAAAGATAATGAGACTGCAGTTACTACCTATCAGCCTAAATCAGGATATAATGGTTATGGAGGATACCAAGGAAGTTTCGGTTGGGCTGTTGATGATGTAGTTGTACTGGAGGATGATAAGATGCAGAAGGGTAAAGATATCTGGTCTAAATACCGGAATCCTCAAAATGGCATGACTCAAGAAGAGATGGTTAAACAAATGAAAAAGATTGGTATCAATAATCCGTATATACTGTTTAGCAGGACTGGGTACGGGTATTAATATGCTTGAGAATAGATTCCTGCGAAATAAGGACTTGATTAACCAGAAATTGTTGAATGAAATTACTGTAATAGGTTTGGGTGGCATCGGTTCAACCGTTGTCACCCTGTTAGCCATTATGGGTTGGGATAAAATAATAGGCTGGGATAATGATACTTTAGAAGCTCATAATCTTAGCAGTACAACTTATCCAACCAGTTATGTCGGAGTTTCAAAACTATTAGCAGCAAGTCATATAGTTAGTGATTACTCACATGGAAAAACAAAGTTCGTGGAAGGAGAACGTAACTGGGATTCAAGTAAACCATTGGGTATCAAAGTTATAACCTGTTTAGATAATATGGACACAAGACTTGAAGCTTATGAAGCATGGAGACAAATAGTACATGATTCTAATGCACATACTATGGTATGTCAGAATGCATTCTTTATTGATTTAAGAATGAGTGCTTTAAGTCTAGAAATGATTACAATTACTTGTAGAACTGGTGGTTTCCTTCAAAATAGTGAAGAAATTTATGAAAAGCATTGGGTACCCGACAGTCAGATTGAGCCAGCTCCTTGTACAATGAAACATACGATATTTGCAAGCAGTATTATAGGTGGTTTAGGAGTGAATCAAGTGTTTAATTGCGTTGCAAATAAGCCATATTATTCATACATTTGGACTGGTCTATTGCCGTTAAATCTTGAAAAAGATAATCTAGTAAAACCAATAACAATGGAGTAAAATAACATGGATATTAAAGTCCGTAGTATCTCCACAGATTGGTCAGTAATGCCCGGAGGGTTGACTTGGTTTTTCATCGGTCAACCCAAAACTGGGAAAACTACTGCTGCCAGTGCGTGGAGTGAAAAAGGCCAAGCTGGTGTCTTATTAATAGATACTGACTTAGGCGTAGATTTTGTTGAGGGTGCTAACACAGTAACTGTCAACAGTCTAAATCCACCCGAGGAACTAATAAAAGAAAAAGGCGAACAAGTCTACGATAAAAAAGGTCGTCCCCAAACAAAGATATTAGCCCCAAATAATAGAGGTTTTTATCATAGGATAGGCAAACAAAAAGGCAAACAGATGGAAGTCTACTCTATGCAGGAAATTTTTATGTGGTTATTTGATGAATGGGACAAACTACCTTACGATACTGTAGTAATTGATACGATTGATGAAGTAAATGGATGGATAGAAAAAGAAGTAACAAAGGAATTGAATATTTCTGCTATGGGAGAAGGACAGTGGGGTGCAGATTGGGGTAAAGCAAGGCGAAGAAACGTTGATATAGTTAAAAGATTTCAAGGATTCTTAAAAAGTAAAGGAGCTAATTTAATTATTATCAGTCATTCCAAAAGTACTCAAATTACAGACAGTAAAGTACAATTATCTCCAGATTTACCAAGAGGATTAGCATATGCATTAACTGCTAAAGCTGATGTGATTGGTTATTGTACTGCAGACAAAGATAGTAAAGGATATTTTATATCTTTTCAAGCTTACGATGAAAGAACTGTAGGCAGCAGGTTAAAACCTCTTGCTCAACAAACATTAGAGCTTAGCTATGATTCAATTAAACAGCAAATCTTAACCTTTGAAAAGGAGAAAGCCAATGCCAAGGTTTAGACCAAATTCAACAGTAAATAGTGTAGGAAGCTCATTTGGAGGATTTATGGAAGGACAAATCGTTGATTTCAACGAGCGTTCAGATGAATTCGATTGGGCAGACATCTTTATTGATGTCACATTCAGAGTACCAATCAGCCAATATCCAGTAATCTATTCTCTAAAAGGAACCTATGACAGAGAAGACGATGGTAATATAAAAAGTTGTTCTTTATTAAATAGAATATACTACTTATTTGATGCCATTGGATTCAAAGGTGGTCCCAATGTAAAAGGAGAATGGGAAGACGACAACGGAGAAATTATACCAAAAATCGACCTACATCTAAGCGAAAATCATATTGCCAAAGACGTACTAAAATCTGACAATAATCCATACCATATATTTGTTTATAAGGAATGGGTTGCCGACAAAGGAAAGGCATACACCAGAGTTTGTCCCAAAATCGTTATGAATACGACAAAAGGGATAGCTGACTTAAAGTCTTATGTAGCCTTCCTTCGGCAAAAAGGCATCCTAAAAGAATATACAGGTGAGTCTACTCAGGAAGGCGACATCCCTTCCACTACTAACCCATCTACAGTTCCTTTCTGATAGGTTAATCTGTGTACATTGAGGTGGCAATCGGCAGTCCACGAAAACGAGGGCTGCTGATTCCCCTTGATACATTGCCTGATTTGATATATAATGAAGGCGAAAAGCAAGCTGTATATCGTAGCACATATCTTTATTACGAAGATGCTATTGATTACAGAAAAATCAAGGGGAGTCTCAAGGATTTTCTTGGGACAAGAGGAATAGATTGGGTACCTATTGACATTGACAAAGGTCAGAATACAGACGAGTTTACTCTCGATACTGTAAGAGGACTAATTTATGAATTAGAAGATTACGGTGCAAAAGAAAGTAACTATTGTATATATTTTAGTGGCACTGGTTATCATATAATGATACATGCTGATACCTTTGGTTTTGAAAAGTCACGGGACCTTCCTTATATAGTAAAAGAAACAATGAAAAGTATGTTTAGCTACGTTGATGCTTCGGTTTATATGCGAACTGCAATGATAAGATGCGATGCAAGCTTGAATGCAAAAACTGACCTTTATAAAATTCCAATTAGTAAAAATACTATTTTTATGAAGGACTATACTGATATACATAAACTTGCTAAGAAAAGAATACAAATAGAAGATTATCAGATTGAAAAAGAAATAGATGGAGAAGGTGAATTAAAAGATTTTGTTAAAAAATCAATTCCCGGTATCCGAACTTTAGCAAGCGTAACGGAACCTTCCAAGTTTGTAACTTGTATGCAAACAGCATATAAGCTCGGCCCAGTTCAAGGCACACGAAATAATACTATACTAAGATTAGCCGCTCACTATAGAAAGTCTGGAATAACCTCTGATGCTGCAAAGTCCGCTATTTTACATTGGAATAATAAAGCATTAGATGAACATTTAGTTCTTAAAAAGATTGAAGATACTTATAACAGGGGATACATGTATAAGTGCAACGACCATATTATGGCTTCACATTGTAATCCTAAATGTGTTTACTATAAGAATAAGGACTATAGCATTGATATTTTCCAGTCTGCTGATATGCAGAAATCATTAGAGACTCGAATGGATACTAACTTTGGAGGAAGAATTATCCAGCTCGGTAAATTACTTGGATTGTCTGAACAGATTGATTGTGATATCTATCCGGGCGAATTAGTAACTATCTTTGGAGCTACTGGTTGTTCAAAAACTACTCTGGCTCAAAATATAGCGTTAGGATATAATACCAAAGAAGATATCATTGACCCCGCATTACAAATTCCAACCCTATATCTGTCTCTTGAACTTTCAGAATGGTATATGCATA